CAATCGTGGAGACCGTGTACGGAGTACGAAACGCCACCTTCTGTGGCGCGACGTACCCTGCCGACGTTCCCGCAGTCCCGAGGGTCTCCAGTTCGGGGACCTCGAGCTTCATAACCCGCCGGTAGTTGCCATCTTTCAACTTCTCGTTGACTAGCAGCTCTACCGTCACCTGAGCGTCGATCGGCACTCCGGACACTTGCGCTCGCCATTTCGGGCGATTGCTCGTGACCGGAACCAAAGTCAGCTCAACAAGGGGGTTCGAGTCATCCTTTACAAGGATGTTTGTCATCGCAGCCATGCTGCATTCTCCATATTGTGAGGTTTTAGACGCTTATCGCCCTGGTCGGGCAAACCACGTCCGGTTAATTGCTTCTGGTGGTCGGAACACTTACCAAGTGCTCATCACCAGTCTAGGTTCACATCTGGGACAAAATTCCCCAGATCATTTTTTGTGCCTAGTTTCAGAAATATCTGAGACGCAAGAGCTATAGCGTTCATCACTCTCTTACCCTGAACAGCCCCGTGTACCCGAAAACTCGGGAATGGGATGCCAGGCGGGAAAGGGAAGTCGGTATCACGCTTTAGATTGAACCGGTTTGAATCGCAATCGGGGTAAGGGGGCCTTGGCGAAAACTCTGCCGTTTCGGGATGCTGCGCAGTTGCGCGAGCAGTCCGGCGTATAGAGGACGTCCTGCACCACCTACCCTTCATGAACGGTATCTGGCCGATTAGGTTTAAGTAGCTTCCGATTGGAATGAACCAATCGACGACGAACGACCAGGGGAGTCTCTCCCATAGGATCGTCGCCGGGTTTGCGAGACCCAGCTGCCTGGCGAACCCCATTTCTTCGTATTGTTCGAAGATGTAGGAACGCCTTACCTCAACGGCTACATCAATTGGGCAACCATAGTTGGTTGTCTCTCTCGATATAGCTTGCCTACGTTTGCCGGCACGAGTCCGGGCTTGTCGTGGGCCACTACTAATCTGCTCAAAGGCCTTACTAGCCTCGTAGCAGTCATTAATGGCTGGCGTCCACGCGTAGCGCATCTCAAGGAACCTTCCTGGTACATCGTAAGTTCGCAACTTACGCGCCGCCCTTTGTGACGGAGGAGAAGTCCCAAACCTTCGAGCAAACCCTGCAAAATTTCCTCTTGCAAGATCGCTTGCACCGAAGGCAAGATTTTTCAGCGTACCAGAGACTGTCGTAGCCAGTTTATCTACTTCGGCTAAGGAGACCCCTAAATCTAGGTCATGACCCTTAACTTTTTTCAATAATTTCGCCAGAAGTGCCAACTCCTGACGATCAGTCCAATATTGATTGAACTGACTGTCGGGGAACTGTTGGTATAACCAACCAGCCCCACCAAGAGGCCCGTAAATGTTGTAGAAGTCGTGATTATCACGAACATGCACCACACCGGTAGCCTTCTCGTAATATCCGATTTGATTCGGATTATGCGAGTAAAACTTTCCGTGAGCCATCTCGTACGAATTCCACTTGGGTTTATACGTAAAACGGTCTTCGATGGTTTTGCCATCAACGCCGCTCCACGACTTACCCGCATGGATATGATCCTGAGCAATTAAGCTCCAGGGACCAGTCATCCAGTAGCCAGTGGTCACTTGGTGGATTCCTAGTGAAGTGGGCCAGAATCAATCGCCTGGAGGAGACACTCAGCTTCCTTGCGGAGGCTTCGTAGCTCCTCGTACGATATTGGTTCTTCGTAGACCCAGTCTAGCTTGTCCAGTGGAAGGGGTTTCCACATTTCGGTTTCCTGCTTGGGGACGGGCATATTCCCTTCTTTGGGATCGATGCACACCCAAGTGTACGGAAACTTCAACCATTCGCAACTCTCAGGGAGAGCCGGCTTGTAACCGGATGGAGATACGCACCCACCCAGTAAACCGGCGCCCGTGAGGAGGAACCAAATCGTCTCGCGACGACCGACCTTTCGG